AGATGACAAGCATCAGTCTTGAAGTTCCCGTGGTGGGAGCCAAAAATACTACCGAGGAGCCCAAGGTGGGCAACTCGATCAAAAAAACCGAAGAATTCATCAACGGGGCGAACCTCGACGGCACCACGAACATCAAAGCCGAAGGGATCGCTGAAGCGAACCTTACGGCTGCGGTCCAGACGAAGCTGAACCAGAAATCCTCGGGACTGGAACTCAAAAAACAGGCAGGGTCCGCAACGGGAGAATCCGGGATCCTGTACCTGATGGAAACGAACGCTGCGACGCTGACGCTCACGGCTACGGCCACGGCCAGCAAGCAGGTGGGGATCATCTGCAACAACGGGATAGAATCGGTCAAACTGAAAGCTGGGGTCGGAGCGAAAATCTTCGGGGATTTCGTCCTTAGTACGGGTGCCGGGGAAGTGACGGTCCGTGAAAATCAGCATCTGATCGTGGAGGCCGATGGGACGAACTGGCGGATCATCGCGGGCGAACCGACGAACACCAACGAATACACGACCCTTGAATCGCTCGCGCAGGCAACGGTAGAAGCGGGTGTCACGCCGAGTAAAACACGGCCGACGCTTGTTACGTTGAGCATCCAGCTTCAGGAAAACCACGGGATCGAAATCAAAGTCGCGGGTAAAGCGGTGGCTAAGATCGCGACGGGAGCCCCGATGCCTACGATAACCCAGGCGATCAGCTTCCGTGTTGGGGCTAACCAGGCGTTTACGGGGAAACTGATCACGACGTGGCCGAACAGCATTGAATACGCGTTCGTTGGGGTCTAGTCTCCCTCACCTGCCGGTTTCTAGCCTCACCGATTGCACGAAGAACTTCGAGCAGCTAGGCAACCTTCCCCATATCCCAGTTACGAGCCTCGAGGACGTGACCAGGAACTTCGAGGTTCTAGACCCCTCAGTGCCCCACCTTCCCGTCACATCTTTCCTGGATGCGACCCTGGACTTCGAGAGGTTGTCCATCGGGGCCGTGGAACGACGGGTTTCTACGGTGCTCACGACTTCGGAAGAAGAAGGGATTTGGGGCAAAAACATGGGCAACTGGGGCGAAGGCACCGCGAATTGGGGTGAATAGATGGCGTTTGCACCAGGCCCCACAGGATCGGAAGCGGGCAATAAATTCACCCAGGAACTGAACCCGACCACCGCAGCGAAATACTACGAACTAAACGCCCAGTACAACCTTTCGGTCGCCCAGTCCCAGGCGAACGCGAAACTCTCCAAAGAGCTCGCCCAGGCGAACTTCCAGTACGGGCGCAGCAACCTTCTCCGCTCAGAGCCCCAGCGGATCCATTCGAACATGAACGCCGCGAACAGCCAAGGGCTTGCGGAATCCGGGCAGCTGGCGAAAGCTCAGACCCAGACCCAGCAGGAATACGCTTCCAAAGGGACGGGTCTGTCGATGCAGCGCGACGCGGCGATCAAACGGGCTACGCTCTCCCAGTCCCAGGCTGAAGAACGGGCTACGACAGGGGAGCTTACGGGGTTGAATACTGCGAAAGCCGAACAGGCGCAGTACATCGCGGAACATCCGCCGCAGACGCCGAATGGTGTAGCTCCTTCGCCGACTACGAATCTTCCCCCCGGCTATACGGCGACGACACAAAAAGGCGGCTCTGTGAGCATCTCTATCTCCAAAGCGGCCCGTAAGGCGGCGGCTAAGAAGGCGGTGGGCTAGTGGACGTTACGAACTCAGGCGAACCTACTGCCGGCGGCCAGCTGTCCGGTGAGACTGCCCGAGCGTGGGCGGTCAAACGGCTGAAGAAACTGGAAGGCCAGGCGCCTGCACCAACCCCGATGTTGCCGAAAGGATCCTAGATGGCCGGGTTCGGGGTCACGCCTCCGTACATCCACCCGCTGTCCAAGCCACAGCCGAACGCTGGTCCACGCCAGTCGGCTATCGCCGGCCATCTCGGGGCTCCGAAGACTAAGAGCCCGTCTAAGCCCGCTGGGAAGCCTTCTAAGGGCAAGAGCGGGGGGAAGCCTAGTGGAGGACACCCTAGACCCGCAGGAGGCTTCAATCTCGAAACAGCCAACCAGGGGGACATCCACAACCGCGCCGTGACCCAGGCCCGCCTGGAACGGAACGCTGCGCTCCAACCCCTTCAGACCCAGGGCGCCCAGATCCAAGCCAACGAACAGGGCGCCCAGGCTGCCTACGCGAAACTCCAGGGCTCCGAGAACGAACAGCTCCAGAAACTCGGCGCTCAGCAGGAAGCCTCGGCGAAGACGTTGCAGAACCAGATGGCCGAGAACGCGCTCCAGCAGGGGAAAGCGATCGAAACGACCGGGCAGACCCAGGCCTCAATGACCGGAGGCTACGTATCTCCCGAACTGCGCTCTCAGCTTCTCAGCCAGTCCCAGCTCGCGGGGCAGACAGGCGGAGCTGGAAATCAGTTCGCCCAGAACCTCGCCCAAGCGGGCGCTACGAACCTCGCAGAGATGCGCGGGTCTGCTTCCCTGAAAGCCCTTGGTGGGTCGCAAAATCTCACGAACTTCTTCCAGAAGCAGCAGCAGGGGGTCCAGCAGAACGAGCAGGGAGTTCTGGCGAAGGTCGCTCCGAGGGCTCTGGAAATCGAAGGGAACTTGGGGAAAGAACAGTTTACGCGCAAGGCTACGGCGGGGGCATTGGAACTCAAGAACCTACTGGGTAAAGGCGCTATCAATGCTCGCGAAAACGCTTCCAAACGTACTCGGGCAACTGGGGCAGAAAATGCGGCAGCTCGCAGAAAGGCTAACGAAATCGGGGAAGAAGAAGGTCCGTCGAAGAGAGCCCAACGGGAAGCTGATACGAACTTGAAAAAATACCAGCTTGAACACCCAAAGGCTGCTTCTAGCAAAGGCTTGACTGTCCACGAGACCAACGGCTACATCTCAAGCCTGCTGGGTGGATACACGAAAGTATCCGAATATCGGACGGGTGCGGGTAAACGGGCGAAGTCCGGTAAGGAAGGTCCAGCGCAGCGGGCAAAGAGCTATGCGGGCCTACGTCGTGCAATCGAATCTGGCGAACACCCCGAAAAATACACGACGCCCGAAGGCGAAGCGAAGGTCCGGATGGTCAAAGAAGGCAAACGCAACCCGACTGTCGTGACCGCAGCCATTGAACTTTATAACACGCATAAGGTTTCCCAGAGCACGCGACAGGCCTTGAGGAATCTTGGGATCGAACTACCGGACGACAAGTCCTTGTTCAACATGGTTCGGGGCTAAATGCCCGCTCTCGGGAACCGTGGAGTAGTCTCTCCGCAGTCCATCAAGGCCGCAGAAAAGAAGCCTGCACCACCTATTAGAAAGCTTCCCCCTGCCCCCAAGGGTGTGATGAAGGGTGTCACGGGTACGACTGTCGCTCCCGGCAAACCCGGCAAGCCCCTGAAAGGCACAGCCAAGGGCAAGGTCGTTCATCATGGCGGTGGCATCGGGGGCGTAGCCAACACGATCCTCGGTATCGAGGGGAAAATCACCCCATCGCTCTCCACGGCTGCCGGTCCGGAGGCTGCGGCAATCGCGAAACCGATCGGCACGAAGCTGACTGCTGTTGCGAAAGTCGCGGCTAAGGAACCCGGTGGCCTCGCTGGACGGACGATCGAGGAACTTCCGAAGAACCTGAACGCGATGCTCATGGGGACTGGGCGAACGGTGCTCGAGACGGGCGCTGAGCTTGGCCACGTCTCTCCGCTTGGCAAGTATTCTCCTGTCGGGAAATTCGCTGAGAAAACACTGGGGTTGAAACCCGGCTATCCCGGCGAAGCCGCTACCGAACTTGCGAAAACCGCCGCAGGCGAATACATCGGCCCTCATGCTCGCTACGGGAAATCCCTGAAGGCTGAGGAACAGGAACTTGAAAAGCGCGGGTTGACGCCGGAGCTTACGGACGCAGCGGCGATCATCGGTCCGGTTGTTCGCGGTGTCGGCGAGGCCCACGCCCAAGCGATCAAAGCGTCCGGGGTTGGCAAGGCCGAGCTTCCGAAAGTCCGCGCCTACCGGGATGCCGTGACCCATGCCCTTCAGGCCCCGGATGTGCAGGAGTATCTACGGCGAAAGGACGCGATCCCGCAGAAGCCCACGCCAGAGGAGTTCAAGGCCGCGAAAAAGCGGGAGAATGTGGAACCACGCCCGCATCTGCGCCAAGCATCCGGTCGTGAGCCTGCGAACCTGAAGCGCGGTGGAGCGGTTGTCGAGCAGCCTCGCTCCGGGAACTATTACCGGGCGAGGCTTCAGACGAGTCTGGATGATAGGCGCCGTGCCTACGTGCAGGGGCAGCTCCAGAAGGTCATGGAGGCTCGTCAGACGGCCGAGAACCACCCGAGGCTACCCGGAAGCTCCATCGGGGTTCCTTACGCCTCACAACTCGCTTATGACCTCCGTAGAGGCGAGGTTGCTCCACTCATGCAGCCGGGTGGGAGGCTCAGTCATCGTTTCCTCGGTGCCGAGCGCGCCCAGCACATCGGACAGGCCTACGCGAAGGGCAAGAATGTTCGAGGGCGTCGGGCGATCGTGGAGCCCTACACGCATGATTTCCAGACCCAGCTGAAGAAAGCCAGCAAGCAGCAGAAGAAGCTCCTGGTGTTCGCGAAGGAAGGGCTACTGGATCTGAACGACCCAGCGAGAGCGGTCGAGCATCTACAAGAGATCCACGACCAGGCGCTAGAAGGCCGTCAGGGTCTGCACATGCCGATCAGCCATATCGCCAAGGGATCGGATGTAGCTCGCGAGACCGGCTCGGTCCTGGATCACATTCAAAAGCATGGTGCGGAGTCGGTGTTCACGCCCGAGTTCGCGAAGCTTGTTCATACGATCCCAGATGAGCGGCTGGTTTCGCAGATGAGCCCGTGGGTGCAGAACAACCCGGATCGTGCGATAGCCCGGAAATACCTGCCGCAGATGCAGCATCTGGACCAGTGGGCACAACGCCACCCGGACCATCCCGATGCAGGTTGGACCCAGAACGCTGTCAAGCAGATCCACCAGCTTCTCGAAGAAGGCCACGACCTACGCCACGCGGCGACAACCGAGGCTGAGCACGCGAAGGCTACGGACAAGTTCACGACCGCGAAGAATCTCGCAGATGAAGTAGCCAAGCGCCACAGACTCCCGACTGATCGTGCCTACATCCAGCATGTCCGCTCTTTAGAGCCCGAACACTATCTGCATACCGTCTCGAACGTGGCTCCAGCAGATTTGAAGCGGTGGCATGGAACCCTTCAGAGACTCGGGGAACGGTCTACTGATCCTGAGCTTGTGATGCGAGCTATTGCGAAGGCCGTCCGGGAACATTTCTCGCTACAAAACGTCCAGGCGTTCGAGGAGCGGTTCGGGGTCAAGCTTCCCCGCAACGACATGACGGGCAAAGAGGTCCACGAATGGCTTGCCAACTCTGGACGCAACCCGTCCCACTATGAGGTTATGCATCTCGGCAAGCTCCGGCAGGAGATCCTTGGGCAGGAGGAGGCCGAACATCTGCTGCACTACAACTCAGATCCGGAGGCTCACGCTAGGGCTGAGGGAGAAATGTGGGAACGTGCGGGACAGGTAGCCAAGAGCGACCAGACGAAAGGCGCAAGCCTCATCAACAAGGCTGCTGCCGATGAGATGCGCGAATCCTTCAGGGGCGCGAAAGCCGGCGCGAGGATGGCGGGGAAACTGAAGGGCACCGTCTCGAAGTACATGCTCGGAACCTCGCTGCCGTGGCTGACAACGATGAGTGCCTTCACGTACCCAATCCAAGGACTGCTCGCTGGAGCTACACCTGCTGACCTTGCGGCGGCAGCGAAACTCTACAAACCCCTGGATCGGATCGGTAAAGCCCAGTTCGATGAGAAATTCGGAGTGGATAGCCCGTATCGAGTCTCGTCGCATGGGATTAGCACGGAACGCATGGCGAGCACCCTGCCAGATGCTTTCCAGAAGTTCGCTGACACCCTGCACCGGGCCAACATGTCACCCACTGGGCGGCTGCTGTCAAAGGCCAATCCAATCAAGGCGTTCTCCGACACGGTGCTGAAAATGGAGCGTGGTCCTCGCCGCTACTCGCGTATTGCTGCCGCTACGAAAGGCATCAAAACGGTGGCGATCGAGGAAATGGTCAAGGAGATGCACGGCGCACAGACGGCCCAGAACCGCTTCGAGGTAAAGCTTCAAAGACTGCTACACGCAGGTCGGATGCCACAGGAGAAGTACGTTCAGATGGCATTGGAGAACACGCGGGAGATGGAAAAACTCGCGACCCATCTGGATAACGCAATGGGCGAGTGGAAGGAAATGACCGCGTTCGAGCGCCAGAAACTCAACAAAGTCATCATGTTCTACCCGTGGCTGCGCTACTCGATGAAGCTTGTCGCCCATACGCTACCGGCGCATCATCCCCTCCTGTACACGTTGGGCTTGAAACTTGGGACCTGGCAACATAAAGACCTTGTTGAACTTCTCGGGACGGAGCCTACCCCTGGATCTATCTATCTGAATAAGGCCCAGCCGAATCTTCCGCCCTCTAAGCGTCAGTTCGCTGAAGTGGGTATCAAACAGGCGAACCCTACGCTGAATACGTTCTTGTCGGTGGTTGCGGGTGAACCCAACGAAGCCTTCGATGTGCTGCCACCCTATATGACTTCAGCGTTGGGATGGGCGGTCAACCGGAACCTGTTTACAGGCAAGCCCCTAAAGGGTTCGCATGAAGGGGAGTCGCAAGGGATCGAAAAGGGCCGTCCGAGTCCTTGGGGTTATTTCCTGCATGAAGATGTGGAAGAGCCCTTCGGTCCGCTCCGTATAGCCGGGAAGCAGATAACCAAAGGGAAGCCTCAGTCGGCGGAATCCGCTCCGGCCCTTGGCCTTGAAAAGCCTGTGAAGTACAGCAAAGGATTCGAACGAAAGCTTGCGAGAGAGCGGGCGAAAGAACACGAGAGCTTCTGGAGCAATCTGCTACACGAAACGGTCCCGATGATCCCGCATCCCGCTACGAAACTCCCGCTGAAAATCAAGATCGAGGCGAAAGAACAAAAGGAAGCCAAGAAGAAAGCCCGCAAGGAATACGCTCGCAAACATCCGCAGAGCAATTCGGGTGGACTGCCGGAACTTCCCGCAACCCCTGAACTACCCTCTCTGCCCGAAGTGAAATGATGGATCTCTCTGACTGGGTCCTTGTGTTTGGTGCGATCTACTGGCTAGCTTGGCTCTGGTAATGGCAAACGCTAAGGCAATCATCACCGCAGCAGCCCAGCGTTATGGGGTTCGACCGGACATTCTCTGGGGCCTTTACGGAACGGAGTCGAGCTTCGGCAAGAACCCCGGGACCTCATCCGCCGGGGCCGTAGGCCCGTTCCAGTTCCTCCCCTCAACCGCCAAGGAGATGGGCGTGGACCCCTACAACTTCCGCTCGGCAGCCTTCGGTGCAGCCAAGTACCTGAGCCAGTACAAGTCTCGCGGGGTCGGCGGGATGCTGTCGGCTTACAACGCCGGTCCTGCCGGTGGCTACCAGTCGGGCTACGTGAATACGACCTTGCAGAATGCGAAGTCCTACGGCTCCGGTGGTGGCGCTCAGCAGCCCCGGCAGATGATCCCCGGAACACCCGCGAGGACCGAAGAAGTCCCGAACCCAAAGGCCAAGGGCTACGAAATGCTCGCGAAACTGGTCCGCTCCGAAGGCCCAGAATCAGCCCCTCTCGCTTCCCTCATAGCCCAGAAGGCAGAACCCACCACCAGGACCATCCCAGGGACTCCGGAACGCCCTGCTGCGCCGCAAATGGGCGGCTCCAAGCTCGGAGGGTTCCTCCCCAAGAGCGCGAAGCTTGAACTGAAGCGCATCGACCAGGGCCGGGACATCCAAACCTCACCCGGTCAAGCACTTCTGGCTCCGGGAGACGGGGAAGTCGTAGCGGTCAAGACCGATCCTTCGGGTTTCGGCCCGGACTATCCGGTCGTGACGTTCAGGACGGGGCGTCTTGCGGGAACGACCTGGTATCTCGGGCACACGGACACGGTGCTCAAGCGCGGGGAGTCCTTCCGTGCGGGGCAGCCGATAGCCAGGACTTCCAAGACAGGCAGGAACGCCCCCCCCGGATGGGCCGAGATTGGCTTAGCATCTGCCTTGGGACAGGGGATCCATAATCAGGGTGCTGCGACGAGGAGGTATCTGGGTGTCTAGGGGCAAGAACCTCACCCGCGAAAACCCCGTCTCCGAGCAGACCGCGATAGCCGCGATGGCCGCCTACCCGGATATCAACGACGCGAAAGACTATCTGGAACGGGAGTCTGGGTTCTGCGAAGTGTCCGTAGCGAGGCTCGAGCAGATCAAAAGCTACAAGGCGGCTGATCTCGAGGAGGCTCGCAGGGAACTCGCTCCGTTGCATGAGTCGAAGCTGACGAACGACATGCTGGATGAGGCTCGTAGGGTCACGTCCGTCATCGACCTTGCCGTCAGACGCACGGAGAGGCTGTTGGAACGGGATGCTGTCTCTGACCCTGCGAAAGCCGCGAGGGATCTCGGGCAGCTGCGTACCCAGTCGATCGACAAGCGTCTCGCTCTTGAAGGAAGGCCTACGGCGATCATCGAGAAGCGGAGTGCTGAGGAGATCCTCTCGAAACTCGAAGCTCTCGGTATTGCTAAGAGGGTGGACGTGACGGTCGAGGAGGATTGAGCCAAGGAGGCTGGGGATGAGTGATGAGCGCGGAGAGCCGCTAAACCACCAGCCTGCCGAGTGGACGGTTGGCACACTCGCGATCTACAGCGAGGCGCTGAGGAAAGCTGAGGAAAAGTTCCAGGGAGAGCGCGACCGTCGTTATGGAGAGGTAAAGGAAGCCGAGGAAAAGGCGCTGAAGATCAAGGAGCGGGCCGATGAAGTAGCACTCGGCTTGCAGCGCGAAACCCAGCAGTACAAGGATGAGAAGGCGAACGAGCTGCGCGAGCAAATCGCAAGTGAGCGGAACCTGTATGTTACGAAAGATCAGCTAGGGTCTGCGATCAGGGAGATCGCCGCAACACGCCAGCAGTTCAACACATCCCTAATCGGATGGATTGGTCTAGCGCTCCTTGCTGGTGGCATTATCACGAAGCTTCTTTCCTGATGCCCTTCACGGGGGATTGGTCCGAAGCGATCGAACTTGGCCTCGTCCTCGCCGCCTTCATCGCCGGCGCTAGGTTTCTGATTTGTCATCGGACGGGTTGTTACCGACTGGGACGGTTCCGGCACGGCCACTATCGCCTTTGTGCATCCCATCACCCTCACGTCCCGTCTAACGGCAAGATCACTAAGGAGCACCTGGAGGACGTATGAGCGAAGAACTGACGGCCAAGCAGCTCGAACAGATGGACAACGACCTTATACGGCTCCTACCGAAAGGACCAATAGCCTCGGGCGAATTCAAGCCCCGAGCGGTCAAGCCCGAAGCCTACCGGCTTGACGCGGACTATTCGCCTCCGGGCGGCGAGGTCGAACACAAGCCTCGCAGCATCCTGAAATGGCGGCGGTTCCCGATGGGCGGCTGGGTCTACTGGTCCTCGCCCGCGTGGATGCAACGGGTAGACCAAGGACAGGACTTCGAGATCCCGCTCGGCAGGCATATCATCGCTCCCGGCTGGGGGAAGTGCGTCCACCACCTCTCTGACGGGCCTTTTCCGAACGGGTTCGGATCCCCTTATGCGGTCGTGTACATCGGCTCGGGCCGGTTTGCGGGGAGGCTCTGGTACATCGGCCATGTCAATGACGAGGTGATCCCTGTCGGGACGCATTTCCATACGGGCAGGATCCTCGGACGCCCGAACCACAGCCTGAATGCTGGGCGTGGCTGGACGGAGCTTGGGCACGCCCCTAACGGCTATCCGGGGCCGATGGGCGAAGGCGCCCGTTACCACTCGCTGTTTGCGCCGTACTGGCGCTGGAGTAAAACCTAGGAGGCATTATGAAAACCTCGGTCCCGATTGGGATTACTTCGATCCTTGGCTGGCTGACCGCGCTGTTGGCTGCGCTGCCGATCATCATCAAAAGCATCGAAGAAGGAGCGGTTGCGTTCGGTGGTCCTGAAAAATGGCTGGCGATCATCTCGATTGCTGCGGGTGCGATCACCCAGATTGGCCGTTACGCGCAGGCACACGCGCAGGTCAAAGGCAGCTAGATGGGCCCTCTCGGTCGAAACTACCCCAAGACGTTCGACCATGCGGAGAAGTACGCCCTCAGCGACACGCTAGCGGCCTCTACAGCCGTTCAGCCGGTAGCTCCCGGGTTCAACTGGTATTCGTCCTTCGATGAACCTCAGAAGGGCTCAGATGGCCGCTACGTGCTCAAGACCAAAAGGCTCGGGTACATCAGGGGCGGACATTGCACCTGCCTGTGCCCACCATCCATGCTTGAGAAAGACACGCTCGCGTTCTGGCGGTTCTTCAACCAGAAACAAGAGGGCGCCTGTGAGGGGTTCGGCCACGCCAGACGCAAGGCGATCATGCTGGAACGCACTTTCGACGCCTTCCACCTCTACGATGACGCCCGGAGAATCGAAAACGAGTACCCGCAAGGGGAAGGAACGAGCAATGACGCGACCTGCCAGGCCCTGAAAAAGTGGGGGCTGCACGTCCAGTACGGGGTTGAAGCGCACCGGATCAACTCGTCCTCAGAGCCTGTTTTGGAGCACGCAAGCTCCTATCGGTGGGCTTTGACGGTCGAACAGGTCTGGAAGGTGCTCGGCATCACCGATGGTGGGCCAGCCCCGCTGATCAATAGCTGGGGCGAGGACTATCCGCACGTTGTTTACATGCCCCCCGAAACATTCGCTAGGCTGCTCCATGAGGGCGGCGAGTGCGACGTGATCACGGACTTGAAATGAGAAGCCTCAAAAACACGACCTATATGGACGGAGTGCGTCATGCGGGGCTGGATATTGACGAGAAGGACGCCGCGCTGCTGCACTACGCGATCTTCACCGCGTTTGGGAATCTGGTGCCTGAAGGTCGCCTCTGGGGAAAACTCCATGATGCCCTGGGCGATGCGTGGTTTCAGGAGGTCGCGAAAGGCAACGAACATCTGCGTATCCATCGTGAACGACAGGCCCTTGAGGAGGATCTTCTCAAAAGTTTCGGCCTAAAAGACTGGGGCGAATTGCCCGAAAGTACTCTATGACCGACGAAATCATCCCCAGACACCACCGTCAGGAGCATTTCGAAGAGAAAGTCCTCCGTAAACTCGACCATATCGAAAGAAGGATGAGCCAGCTGATGACGAACGTGACTGAAGTGACCGAAGCCGTAGAAGCCCTTACGACCGACCTCGAAGGGCTCGCCAGCACCGCGAAGGCCGAGTTCGACCGCCTCGAGACTGAGCTCGCCGAAGGCAAAACCGAAGTGGACCTCGAACCGCTGAAGAACAGCATCGAAGCCCTTGACGCCAAGGCAAAGTCAGCTGCATCGGAAATCCCCTCGAATTGACGCCCCCGCTGACCGAGCTTCAGGAAGACCGGATCGAACGGCTCAACAGCCGGGCGAAGGTCGTGGGATGGCTTGTGGATGGGCCGGTCGTCAAGCTCTCAGACGGACTCCGGTATCGGGTTGACCGTCAGGGTGTTTTGAGGCTCTTAGGGGCGAACGGAGAAAATGGCGGCTAGAGCAGGCCGGCGGCTCGAAGCCTTGCTAGCTCGTCAGGCGAAAAGATCTCTGAGGGGACAAAGGCCGCACCCGAGCGACGGAATCGTTCGTAGCGGAGCCACCGCCGTAGCCCGTAGTTGCGGATCATCCAAAGGGCGCCACGCATACCTGTAGGATACCGGACACCACCCATTGGGTGCGACAACTTGGGCCTCCCGAACGGAAGCCCGAATGACCGTTGGAGTTAGGCGGTGTCCGGCCTCCGACAGCTGCGGGGGCTTGTCCAAGAGGAGGTTCTCTTGTTATCCCGACTCATCTTGCTGTTGTTCCGCTTGTTGTCACGTCGATCTGGGCCTCGCATTGGGGCCACCGAATACACGTTCAGCACCCCGATGCGAAGCGAATACACGTCCAAAGGCATCTGAGAGGATGCGCTTCTAAGCCCTGTGACGTGCGGATAGGGCGAAGGTATGCCCGGAAGCTCGAAAGGCGGCGAGAGGCCCGCCAGCGTCGCTTAGAACGAACATCTGGCTGGACGATCCCAGCCTACATCGTCTACTGCGAGTCGAAATACCAGAACGAGCCGCCCAACTCGGCCGGCGCTTCGGGCTACTACCAGATCATCCCCGGGACGTGGGCCGCATATGGTGGGACCCGATACGCCTCGGAAGCGTGGCTCGCCAGCCGCTACCAGCAGGGTCTTGTGGCTGCGCGTATTGCTGCGGGTGGTGGTCTGGGGGAATGGGATTGCGCCTGACATAGCCTTCGGCCCGTTCTCCGGCCGAAGAAACAGCAGCCCGTAGCCCCCTATGCGGCTGTTGTTGGCTCCTCACCGTCCCGCCGGTGGGGAGCTTTTTTGTCTCTGAGGGGCTAGCAGGCTTCGACTTCTAGGTAGGGCGTGACGGATTCGACTTCGCTCATCAGAACGGAATGGAGTCCTCAACAGCAGGCTTTGAGGAGGTAGACGGGTCGGCGCGGGTTGAGAGGAACTGGATGGTGTCGGCGACAATATCCACAGCCTGCCGCTTCTGCCCATCCGTCTCCCACTCCCGCCACTCCAGTCGGCCGTCGATTGCGACCGCGGACCCCTTATCGAGGTATTTGGCGGTGTTCTCGCCCTGGGCTCCGAAGACCGTCACGTTGAAGTAGTTGGGCTTGTCCTTCCACTCGCCTTCAATCTTCTGCCGGGTGTTGCAGGCTACTCGTAGCTTGCAGATCGCCGAACCACTCGAAAGTGTTCTGAGCTCTGGATCTCCTGTGAGATTTCCGGTGATGATCACCCTATTGATGTTCTGCATAACCCGTTGTTCTCCCTATCCTGATGGTTCTGGTTGGTTTGGAGGCTCGGAGGCGTACTGCCCCCTGTCAAAGGGAGCAGCGACGCAACATCCCGACGGACTGGCGGATGTATGGACGTCGGCCCGGAGTCTCAGACGCGACCGGATACCTGCTTCCCTCGCTCGACTCCGTCTGCCCAGCCTTGCGGCTCAGGACTATCAAGCACCGTCGGGGTGACGGCGCTCCGGAGGTTGAAGGGCAAAGCCCCTCTAACGGGCGACTATGGAGCACGATCGTCATCTGCTATTGACCCTAACAGATAAACGTGATACCGTGCAAGCCACGGGTCTAAGCAGCCTTGAAGTTAGCACCTTGTGCCGGACAGCGCAAGTTTGGGAGCCCTGATTGCCACGGCGATGCGGGGCTCTCTTTTTGCCTTGACCCCTCATCGCCCATGCGTTAGGGTATCTAGGCTCCCGCCAAGGAGCACCGTGGGTACCCCGAACCCCCTTCGGTGTGCTCACCGCCCCGTCGAGCTTTCCCGCCTCCGTTGGGTTCTCGGCGGGGCATTATTTCTTGCAGGCCCTTGACGCCATCCGCCCTAACGAGTAGGCTGCTCTCAACCAACCTACGGAGGCCACGATGTACCAGAAGATGCCGTATGACTGGGTCCGGGAGCAGGACTTCCCTCTCAAAGACGCTCACGCAGCCCTTGTGGGCGAGATGCTGGAAGCGGAGATGGAAGCCGAGGCTACCGTGGAGAAGCTGCGGGAGATCGAGGCGCTGTGGGACCAGGCGCTAGGTGGAGGTCGGCGGTGAGCGAGCGACGGAAGGATCTTTTAGGAGCGGTGGCTATTGGCCTTTTTACGCTGCTGCTCTGTGCGGCAGTTGGCGTGCTGGCCGCTCTGGGAATGTATTGGTTTGCGGTGATCTGGCTCGGGATGGCTGCAATCGCGGCTTGGAACTGCGGCACTTGGATCGGGTTCTACCGGAACGCGGGCCGCTCATGACCCTCTCAGGGCCCCCTAAAACCCTCCTAGAGGCCCTCCTAGCCGTCCAGAAGGAGATCCCCCGCCTCAAGCTTACGAAGGACTCTACGGGCCAGATAGCGGGCCGCAGGGACTACCGTTATCTGGGGTTGGAGAAGCTTCATGCTGCCGTCCTGCCGGTTCTGAGCCGTCATGGGCTGGTATGGACGACGTATCCGGGCGCTGATGGGGACGGTAATCCGGTTCTGCGTTACGAGCTGGCGCACGTTGAGAGCGAAAAAGTGGCGTTCGCCACAATGCCCCTTGTCCTCGATAAGTCCAACATGCAGGCTCTCGGCTCTGCGATCACCTACGCCCGCCGTTACAGCTTGCTCTCGGTCCTCGGAGCTGTGGCCGACGAGGACGATGATGGAGCGAAGGCCTCCGAATCCCCTTCCTCAAAGCCTTCTGTCCGCTCCTCAAGGCCTCCTGAGCCCGTCACCCAGGCCAAGAAGCCCGAGGACAAAGTCATGAACACCGAAGAGCTGAACCAGATCATGACCGCCTGCGAAGCCGCTGGGAAGGACATCCTCACGGCCGCTAAAGCAGTCGGGAAGGATGAGCCGAGGTATCTCACGGTCGCTGACGGATGGGAGATTCTCGCGAAAATCAAGGCGAAAGGTCCCGTAGCGGCATGAGCGAGGTTCTGGAACGGACCCTCCCCGAACTCGGGCTACTCCGTTACGAAGAGTTCGACGCGGGCGAGTGGCTGACCAAAAAGGGCGAGCCGGCGAAGATCGGCAAGCGCCGCTACAGCCTCAACGACGAGGACTACGACGCCGTATCGGCGATCGTCGGGACGCTCCCAAAGGAGGCGCTGATCCGATGGGCGGAAGATCACGGAGCTCGGGGAGCCATTGTCGCCCAGGAGCAGGGCGCGCTCGAGGATGTCCCGCTAGATGAGGTCATCAAGGTCGTCCGGTCGCTCAAGCTGGGTGCTGAGGCGGTCAAGGACGAGGCCGCCGAACGTGGCGACGCGGTGCATCTGGCGTTTCATACGCTCGCTACGATGGGCACGGTCCCGGTGTTCGCGGACTACCCGCCGAAGTGGCGCGGCTGGATCAAGGGCGTCGCCTCAGCATGGCTGAAACTCGATCCTAAGCCCATCGAGGCCGAGTTCATGGTCTGCCATCCCGAACTGCATTACGCGGGCAGACCGGACCTTCTGTGCTTCGTAGACGGCCAGCTGACGCTACTGGACTACAAGTCCTCGTTGAAAGGCGTGATCTACGAGCAGGCGCACTACCAGACCCGGGCGTATGCGGACTGTTTTGAGTTCTGCGGCTACCCGACTCCCGAGCGCATTCTGATCGTCGCTGTTCGGGCTGATGGCGAGGTTCTTCTTGAGGATTGCGTCGTGTCCTCGGAACGTTGGAAGCGGCTCGTATCCGTCTTCAGAGATCGGAAAGAGGTCGAAAAGCTCCGTCGCGTCCAGGCGAAAATGGCGTCTGAGGCCCTGAGAGCCAGCGAGAAGGGATGAGCCTCGCAACCCCTCAAGCTGTCGAATCCCGCCTCGAGGCCCTAGACGTTGACCTGGCGATCTTCCAGAACGAGATCGAGGAAGCCGCTCTGGACTGGTTCCGGGCCAAGCGAGAGCGCGAGAAGGCCCACGCCTCCGCGTTCCTCACCGCCAAGGGGAGCATCGCTGCCCGTCATGCGGTCGCAGAGCTTGAGACTTGCACTCAGGGGATGGATGAGGAGGCCGTGTGGGAAGCGAAACGTCACAAGCTGAAAGTTCTCGAATCCCGGGCAGCGGTCGCCATGTCGATCCTCAAGGCCCAATCTCGATGAACGAAAACCGCTCCGACTCCTGGTACTCCAAGTCTATGGGCCTCCAGCAGGCAAGGGCACTGAAGGAGAAACGGGCCGAGGAAGAGGTTGAGGTCCGCGAGAAGCTGTCGAGGATGTATCGGGAAACTACCGAGCGCGAAGAAAGGCGTCGTGCCCTCAAAGACCAAGCCTAGACTGAGCATCGAGAGCGCGGAAGCTGCTTTCGAGCGGTCAGGGGGCATCTGCGCGATGTGTGGAGGCCGTGCAACATCCCATCATCACATCTGGCCCCAGTCCAAATACCCGGATCTCGCTGATGAGCCGGCAAATCTACTCTCGCTGTGCGCCAAATGCCACATGGACCATCATTCGTGGGCGAAACGGATCCCCCGGAGCCTTGTCAAGCACGCGGAGCATTTGGCTACGACTGGCTCTCAGGAGCGGTTCTTGGAGAAGAACTACCCCGGAGGGGCGGTTAGAGATGCATAGGCACCGATGGACGCAATGGGGCGTTCCGCACGAAGGCTACGGCTATGACGCCGTGCAGGTTCGGACGTGTCAGCGCTGCGCGAAGCTGGATGTTCGCAAGTTGGGCTGGACGAAGATTAGTCCGCCACTAGTCGATGAGTGGGCACAAGCTCAGCGAGTCCCCAACAGCCCAGAAACAGCAAAGCGCGCCGAGTTGACGCGCAATGCCTGAAGTCGTAGACTCCTGGGTGTGCTCCCAACTCAGGACCGTAGCAGCTTGCCAGACGGCGCGCAAGCCGCATCCCCCGTCGCCCTTCGCTGACACCGCACGGGAGGCCGAGCGTATTGCCCGCCCGCCTACGGCAGAGGACGCTGAGCACGAGCAGTGGCAGCGGCGATCAGGATGATGCAGCCGGCTTCTCAACCTCAGTGGAATCCGGGTGCCAAGGGCGCATCCGTCCCCCACCTGATGCTTTCCTTCATCGCTGCTCTACTCCTGCCAAGGAAGGGCAGAACCTACTCTCGGGGCGTTTCTGCGTAATGGACGACAATGACTAGCCGGGATCTACAGATGCTCCAAGAGCACATGGATGCGCTGTCAATGGCTCAGCGAGAACTTAGCGAAGCGCTGAGCGAACGGGACGAGCTTATTTTGGAACGCGATGAGCTTAGGGCTGAGCGGAATGCTGATCGATCCGCTGCGATCACGGCTACGAAGGTCACGCGGATCTCACGGGAACAGCTTCACGAATCAGAAGCGGAGCTTGGGCGTGTTGAAGCTAAGAACAACCGCCTAGGGGATGCACTGAGGATGGCGGTAGAGGCCCTAGACCTCCTTATCGACAATCAGACGGACGAGGAATGGTATTTGGGTTGCAATAAGGGGCGCGCTGCCCTCACGGCCGCTAAATCCGCTACTCACTCCGAGTCTTGACAGAAACCGCCTCTCTCAATGCCTGACCATGCCAAGGTCATCCCGATCACCCAGGCCCTCGAAGCCGAAAACGACGAGCTACACCGGCAGCTCTCGGGCGCCGAGAAGGAGATCAGGGCTTGGCGGACCCGTTACGCGAACCTTGAGCGGGACGTGGAGCAGGAAGCCCGTGAGGATCCCCTATGGCCCCTAGCTCTGAGAACCTTCAAATACTGGCAGCGGGCTGCGAACCATCCCCGTGCGGAATGGACGGCGCCGAGGTTCCGCATGATCAAGCGCCTGCTCGAACAGCCTGACGGCCTAGAACGTGCCCTGAGAGCTATTTCTGGGTGCCTCTCGGACGATTGGAGGCGCGAGAAGGGCTTGACCCTCTGGGAGGACGTGTTCGAGTCGCAGAAGAACCTGGAACGCTGCATCGCCAAATGCCCGAGGGACTGGAAGTCGCCGAGAGGGATGCCATGAGGGTCGAACCGATCATCGTTGGTCGAAGGGGTGCTCGGATTCTCGAGTGGGTACCTATGCGGTTGCGGAGCCTGCCCATCCTCAGAGCCTGGTATTGGCAGCCCGCGCAGATGGCTCGCGTTGCTCGAGATGTTGAGAAGACCAAGCAGGAGCTTGGCTGGTGAGCACAAGTAGCCGAGGCTCGGCCCGTGAGAGACAGGTCAGAAAGCTTCTGGAATCGGAAGGCTGGGCCGTGACGAGGGGCGCGGGTAGTCACGGCTGTGCGGATTTGTGGGCGGCGAGGGCATATCAGCCCAACGGCGAGAACCCAAAGCCACTGAAGTATCGCTATCTAAGGCTCATCCAGGTCAAGACTGATAGATCCGGCCCCTATGCGAACTTCAGGCCTGCAGAACGCAGGGAACTGGCCTCTCTCGCCGCCCAAACAGGAGGGGTCGCGGAGCTCTGGCACTGGCCCCCGCGAGGCGAATGCCGCATCCTCCTTGAGAGCGATTGGCCTCCCCTTGATCGCCCTAACGCATCGTGATAGGTTCTGACCGTGCCGCCTAGCAAACCTAAGACGATCGAGGATGAGCATTCGTTGGCTTCCCGCGCTTTGCGGGCTGCTCGTTCTCGTGGGCGCCTAGACGGGAACGAAGAGATCAGGGCGAGGGTGGAAACGGCGCTCCTGACGAGCGAAGATACGCAGGATCTTCTAATCAGCCTTGATCGCATCCTCAATGCCGCCTAGCAAGGAGCAGAAAGCGGCCAAGATGAAGAAGTGGGCGCAACTAGAGGACCTATGGAACCAAGGCTGCGACTGGAAGGAACTCCAGAAACGGATGAACTGGTCGGAGAAGCAGCTGGAGGTCCAGATGTCCAGGGCTAGGAAGGCGGGACTCGACCTTCCTTACCGCCCGAACATGGGGCCAAACCACGGACGCTAATGGGATGGCACCGAGGATCAAGGACAGAACCCGTCGCAAGCAGGGTGTCGGCAAGGAAATCCGCTGCTCAAGGTGCGATGAGTGGAAGCGCGCGGACCGTTTCAAGGAAGGCATCTGCAAGGATTGTCGGAACGCCGAACACCGCCAAGCCTACGCGGAAGGCCGTTATGCGGTGCCGCCCCGCGAGAAGCGCCTTGAGCAGCAGAAACGCAGCCGCGCGAAGCGTCGTGAGAAGCTCAAAGCCCAGCAGAAAGCCTACCGTGAGGCCGTCAAAGCTGATCCGGTGCGTCATGCGCGGCTCAACGAGTCCCGTCGGATCGGCCACAGGATCAAAGCGGAGCGCGAAGGCCGCGACCTCGAGGACATCCGCCCGTTGCCCGTGCGGACGCCCCTGCCGCCCGAAGAACTCCACGAAGTCCCCGTGCAGCCCCTCAGAGAAGCTGTTGAGCGCATGATCGCGGAGGGCGCTACGTGGAGCGAACTGGGCCAGCAGATCTTCGGCGAGAAGGGGGCCAAAAACACGTCCTGGGTGAAGCGTAAGCTGGGGATGATGGCTGACCGTGATGCTGGTTTCCAGACGACGATGCACCACAGCACGGCCCTAAAAATGGTGGATGCTCTTGGCATCGACCCGACGCAGGTGGGCCTGTGACCCTCCGAGACGATGAACTAGCTATCGAAGCGCGTCTGCTCGATCTGGACGATGAACGGTTCGAGCTTGAGAGGGATCTTGGCCGCCTCCAGAACGAACGCCACGAATCCGTTGGCGAGTCGTTAGGCATCCTCTCGAGGCCCCTCAATCCCCGGAGATCATGGTGCAGCTGAGCCAATACGAGGAAGAAATGTACCGTGCGTGGCGGCTCGGTGTTTGGGATGCAGCCGACGGCTACTCTGTCGCTCGCGGTCTCGCATCGATCCTCAAGGCCTGCCGTTCAGACGAGTCCCTAGAGGCCGCTATTGAGACGAGGGAGCAACGGCTTGTCCGCCAGTTGGATGAAGAGCGGACGGCTCTTAGGAGGTTGAGGGAGGTCGGGTATGGCGGGACAGACTGAGCTATCTTTTGGACGGGCTAAGTTTCTCGAAGAGATCAGCAAACAGCTGGATCGCGTTGACGAGAAGGATCCCGATTCGGAGCTGCTTGGCTTCGTGAGCATTGTTGCGCTCCAGCGGTCGCCAGATGATGACCCTCGGCCGCACTACGAAACTAGGGTGCTTGGAGGGGGCTTGTCGATGTGGGAGATGCTTGGCGTGATTGAGATTGCGAAGAAGCAGTTGCAGGACATATCTGGCGAGGGGGAAACCATTGACCCAGACTGACCCCCTCAAAGCGATGTTGGAAGCCGCAGAAGCCCGCAAGACAGGCCTCACTCCTGCCCAGGCCGAGGCGAGAAGGCTAAACGACGAACGGGCAGCGAGAATCCAAGCGGCGCCCCTCAAAGCTAAGGACGGGGTCACGTTCGGCAAGCAAACCAAGCTGGGAGGGAGCAGCCGATGACGGACACAGGGCAAAGCGACACCCCGGAGGCCACTATGGAACCGTCCGTAATCGGGCCGCTGTTTCAGTACGCGGAGCTAATCGAGAGCTGGCAGACGGAGGACGGCGAGATGGTTTGGCTCTGGCGCGACGATCTCGCCCTCGTGCTCACGCTCGACATGAGCCACCGTTGCTCCTGCTGCGGTCAGCATCTCGCGGGACGTGATCGCTGGAGTCTCCTGCGCGGCGATGTGCTCGCCCGAGAGTTCTTCGGTCGGAGCTACCGATGACCTCCGGTGAGAGCGTGACTCCTCCTGACCGGGAAAACCTGCCCGCGAATCTGCGCTATCCCGATTGCTCGAAGTGTGGGTGCTGGCCTGCCGTGATCCAAGTCCAGCGGCGAGACGGGAGCCAGTATCCGGTCTGCTCCAAGTGCCTTGTGGTGCCCTCCCGTCCTGAAGCGCAGGTGCCCTCGTGACTCCTCCTGACCGTCCCGAGCAGGCCGTAGAGCGCGGAGCCGCAGCATTGTTGAAGGAGCGCCACCCGCTGTCCACTTGGGACGGCGTGACGTCGCACACGCGAGACATCTATCTGCGGGAGGTCCGTGCCGTCCTCGCTGCCGTCGAGTCTGTTGCCAAAAGCGAGACGCCGCGATGGAACAGTCTTCGCTGGCCCTTGAAAAAGGCCGATCGCTCAGTCGCGTCTGAGCAGCGAAGTGGTGGCCGTGAAGGCGGGATAGCGGCCCGAGGCATCTCCGGTCCCGCTAGTCCACACGCCGGAGATGCTACTTCTGCGGAGGGGGAACCATGAGCGACGGACGTGAAGCGACGCTAGGCGAGGCGCAGGAGTTTCTAAGGAACTCGAAGGAGCGTGCTATTGAGGCGGGAGAGTTCGAGGCCGCCGAACGCTTGCGGCGGATGGAGTTCGCTATCCGCGACGGAACGGGCCGCATGAAGGCCGTTGAGCGGGAGAACCTGCAATTGCGTCAGACACCGCCCAACGTGGCTGCCGAGTCCGAGGCCGAAAGGCTACGGAAGCGGTTAGGCGAAGCTGAAGGGTTGCTACGTGGTTTCGTGGTGGGCAGCCTCCATGTGCCTGAGATGTACGACCATGTGAAGAATCGCGTCCAGCCGTTCCTCGCCGCTCTCGCCCCTCCCGTCCGTGGGGACACCAAACATGAGTGAGCGGGACGACCCGATGCGTTTTTACAACCGGGCGGGAGGCGTTTCTGCGTGATGGGCGACGAAGAGTTGGACAAGCTACGGGAATGGAAGCACAGGCAGGATGAGCTAACCGTGGCATTGGACAGCGAGCTGGGGCAGGCGCTCATGGATGCTGGGCTCTGGTACCCCGGAGATCGGCAGGACGGTTTTATCAAAGGCTGGCAGGCCCTTGCGATCCTGCGGGGCGTTTCTGCGTGATGGGCGAGATTCTTGAAGGCAACGCGCTGACCCGCCTAGGCGAGATGGCGTCCTGTAGCGTCCAATGCTGTATTACGTCGCCGCCGTATTTTGGTCTTAGGGATTACGGGATGGATGGGCAAATAGGGCTTGAGTCCGATCCCAACGAATACGTGAGGCGACTGGTCGAAGTGTTCCGCGAGGTCAAACGGGTGCTGCGGGATGAGGGGACGCTCTGGCTGAATCTCGGGGACAGTTATGCGAACGATGCGAAGTGGGGCGGATCATCTGGCGGCAAGCATGTGACTGCGCTGCATGGCGAGACGGGTATAGGCCGCCGGCGGAAGCAGACGGGACTCAAGGGCAAGGATCTAATCGGTATCCCCTGGATGGTTGCCTTCGCCCTCCGTGCTGACAGCTGGTATCTGCGCTCGGAGATCATCTGGGCGAAGCCGAACCCGATGCCGGAGTCGGTGACGGACCGGCCGACGAAGGCGCACGAGACGGTGTTCTTGCTGTCGAAGTCGGCGCGGTACTACTACGACGGCGTGGCGATTAGGGAGCCTGATCAGGGTGGTGATCATGCCCGGCTGGTCCTCCACAAGCCCGATCCGTCGGGTGGCCTCATGTCGCCGCACATGGGGATCCGCACGAACGGTGGCAGGAACGGCGACGGCCGAAACAAGCGTTCCGTCTGGACCGTAGCCACCCAGCCCTACCCCGACGCGCACTTTGCCACGTTCCCACCGAAGCTGATCGAGCCAATGGTGCTCGCAAGCTGCCCGCGCGGCGGGACCGTGCTTGACCCGTTCGCCGGCGCCGGGACGACTCTCCAAGTTGCTCTTGCCAACGGCCGCGAGGCTATCGGGATCGAGCTAAACCCGGAGTACGTCGCGCTCGCTGAGAGACGGTTGGCGGGCGTCACGTCCTCGATGTTCGACTCCGCTCTCGTTTCTGGTGGTCCCTCGTGAACACGACCGGGATGAGATTCTTCGCTTGGATCCTCGCATCCATCATGGTCTGGGTGGTCCTCATTGCTGCTGTTGCAAAGGCCATAGGTTGACGGCCAAGGCTTTGAGGGACCGCTGAGATGTCTGGCCAAGCGTGGGACCTTCTGCGTGAGTCAGATCATCATTGACACCGCCATCCTCGTTGGCCTCTTAGTGATGCTGTTCGCAGCGTTGCTCGGCACAATCTGGTGCGTAGCCCTCATCTACGGCTGGTTCTTCGATGGGGACGAGAGATGATCCGGATCGTGCGGGGCCATTTGGTCATCAGCTGGCGCGGTCATGGGAGGATCTACCCAAGGATTAGTCCGCTGACCGGAGGTCGGTGCTGGCGGCGGAAGACCTGGCGTGAGCACCGAGACAGGAAACCCGGACGCTGATGCCTGAGCGCCACCTCAAGGCCGTCCAGCTCCTGCGGGGCGTTTCTGCGTTATGAGCCTAGACTGCGAAATGCGCCAGATCCTCGCCGAAATGGAGCTGTTCCAGTACGGTACAACGGTCAACTGGGAGCCGAACACGAGCAGCGGCGAGAAAACCTACGGAAGACCCCCTGGTTCCTCAAAGCCGGCTCACGACTACTGGCGCTACCGCTACGAACACGCCAGCAGCCGCTCTAAGGTCCTCTCAGGGGCTTCTAAGGCACTCGAGGCTACCCGGAAGGCCAAACCCCTCGAAGTCGAACTCGAGACCCAGGAGCAGCTGGAACACCGGGTCGTGACCGAAGGTGTCGGCTGGAGCCTCAAAGACATCTCGAACCATTGCCGCGTGACCCCCAAAATGGCCCGCAAAGCAAGGGAAAAGGCCAAAGTGTCGCTCGAGGATGGAAAGCCGCTCCCCGAGAGCCTAACTACGACTCAACGCCGACGCGAAGTTAGTCGAATGCGCGCAGCAGGTGTAGCTAACCGTCAGATTGCCTGGATGCTCTCATGTGATGAGATAACCGTCAGGCGAGATGTTATAGCGCTTAGCGCAGGCGAGGCGAGCTGAATGGGCGGCTTTGGTGTTCTTCCGCTGAACGGTGAGCCCACGGTGGCTCTCGTCGGCTGTTGCGATGTGCCCATCGTCGGTCAATGCGAATCGTTCTAGGACGGCTTGGAGCTCTGGAGAGTGCCTGAACCACTCGCCATGCAGCCGATCTGGCCAGAATAGGCTCTGTACTTCTGTCTCGATGTCGTCTGCCACGAGACCAACGAGATATAGCGGGACCGGCGAGTGCGTGAGGTATGCCTTCATCCGCTCAATGAGCGCTGTAGTGGTCCCGATCTTGACTGGACCATCTAGCTCTACGGGCTGGAGGAAGTACGTCAGCGTGTTGATGTATGGCTGCTCAAGCGCTGCCGTGAGCGCCTTGTCCCGGGCCAGCTCGGTGGTCAGGATGCGCCGCATTCAGCCATCCTACTTGAGCCGGGCGGCTAAACGTGCTAGAAATGTCGCGGAACTGCGGGCGTAGTATGCCCTCAGCGCAAGAGGACTTAGCCCTCAGAGCCCATCTTCTAGCTCAGCGTCTCCTAGCCCAAGTGGCTGACGGAGACCTTCCGATGTTCAGCCGGAGGCTTGCTGAGGACCGGGCGCTCGAGGTGATACGAATTGCGAGAGGCTTGGAACGTGGACTCCGCGATTGTTGAACGTTGTGCCGATAGCCAGTGGATCGGCGGTTTGCGTTGGGAATGTCGCCTGGTGAGCACGACGATCTTTGCGTTGACGCGGCGAGGTTGCGAACGCAAAGCCCGCAAAGTAATGGCCCGAGAACGCAAGGTAGAGCGTTATCGCGTGTCCATTGACCGCCAAGGCGACCGGATCCCGCTCCTTGACGCCAGAAGAGCCTTATGAGGATCGGCGCTCGATCAACCAGATCGCCAGCAGTAAAGCTGCCATCACGATTAGGGCCGCACCCCAGTTTAGGAACCAGTTGACGGCGAGCACTAGGCACATGAAGGCGACCACGAGAGTCGTTTCGCCGCGCATACCTCCTTACCCTACCCCAAGCCTAGAATCGCCGCGAGAGCAAAATAAAGGGCCGACTAGGATGATTCCCTAGCCGACCCTATGAATTGCCGCGAGAGGCCGCTACAGGCTGCTCTGAGGCGAAACGCTCAATACGTCGATAACCAGCGAAGCCGGCATCTGCGCGGACACCTGCTCGGGCATCCATTCGGTCCTGATCCGAGCGACCTCCTCCCACGCCAGCTGTTCCAGGTCCCTCAAAGCAATCCTGCGCTCATCGATACGGTCTGAAATGGTTCTAAGGCTCATCTCAACTCCTAACAGTCGGGATTAGTCCTGCTCTATACGCCTCATCGCCCAAAACTCCTGCAAACTTGAACAATTAGACGAACGTCCTAGAACGCAAACGACCCCGGGTTACTTCCCAAACCGGGGCCGCTGCGCTTCTGGGAGATGACTGGAGGGTTAGGCTCGAGCCGCCTCCGAAGTTTTCATGGCGATTCCCCGCAGAATATCACGAGCCTTCTGCATGCTGGTGTGTTCGACCTCAAAGCGAGTCGCCTCAAAGCAGCGGACCAGGATCCGGCCATCGTGCCTCGCCCTCCCAAGAGATGAGCAGTACGTCCCGTTGATGACCTCATCGCCCCGGAAAACCCTTATGAGATATACGTTCTCAGACATCTTCGACCCTAACCTTTCGATAGATGAACTAGCGGGTGATGGGTTGCAAACCGGCGACGAGTGTGGCAAAGTCCTGGCCCTCGCGTTCGCAGTAGAGCCGGATCGCAAGAAGCGCGGTCTGTATGTCGTCCGGCTTGCGTGGGTATTGGCGGCCTTCCTTGCCAGCTTCAAACTTCCAAAGCTCGACCGCAGCCCTTATTGCCTCTTCGCCGTTCCAGGCACTAAGTGGATTAGCTGATGTTCCGACTGTGGACCTCATTTTCAACTCCTAACCTAGTTGACAGACACTACCCTAACACATCATCGGGCAGAACCAACATAAAGATTCCCCCAACCCCTAAAAGCCCGCAAATCAACACCTTTTAGCCCATCGGATCGTAAAGGCCGACCCAACCGAGAGCCTTAGAATGGATCTATGAGCCTCCAAATCCCAAGGAACGGCAGCAAACGAGCCAAGAAACGCCGCAGAGCCGCCTGGAGCCCATGCTGCTACTTCTGCGAAAAGAGCCTACGAGGCCGCAGAAAGCCGGCTAGACGCACCGAGAAGCAGACTTGGATGGCTGAGCTAACCGCCCGCTAACACGACGGGCACGCCCAACCTTCCGCTCGCGTTACGTCCTCAGAGCCTTATAAACACTGGCCTTACGCCCATCCGTACCCGACCTAGCAACCACTACCTCCCGCCCATCCAAAGCCCTCCAGGAGCCCCCTACGGGCCTGCACGTAGCAAAGCAAGCAAAGCCAAGCAATACGGGGCAGGGGGTGGGGGCGGATCAGCCGCGTGCTCAGAGTCTTGGAGTGGGTGGTAGAGGGATCTGGGAGCCCTCGCGGCATTTCTAGGGGGAGTCCCGCGTGGTAGACTCTCACCATGAATTGCCTATGGTGCGATACTCCGCTCCCTGCGAAGAATCCCCACGTTCCGGGGCGTCGGCCTGACTACTGCTCGAAGAGCTGTCGGAGCGCGGCGAAGTATGGCCGGGAGAAGGGCAAAGCCAAGAAGTTGGCTGAGAAGACCTGTGTGATGTGTGGGGAGCGGTTTCAGCCCCGGATGGAGCGGCAGGTCGCTTGCTCGGAATACTGCGGTCGGCGCTGGAACAATAAGTCGCGAAGGGGCGAGCGGGGGAACTCTAACTACTATCGTCGGCTGTTCATCCTGGAGCGTGGGGGGGTCTGTGAGCGGTGCGGGGTCCTGGATGGGCTGGAGGTCCATCACATCGTTCCGGTGGCCCAGGGCGGCCCTCACGTGCCTTCAAACGTGCTTGTGCTTTGTCGTCCCTGCCATAACGGCGAGCATCCAAAGATGGTCGTCCGGAGTCCCGGGGTCGAGCCGGAATCCTACGTGAGCCCGTTTGTTGGTGCTGGCGCGAAGACCTCGAACTTGAAGGAGATCCTATGAGCCTGATTGCCGTCCTTGTGATTCTGGCGATCATTGTCGCGGTCATCTGGATCATTCGTGCCCTTCGTTAGCAGTTCGCAGCAGCGGTTCATGTGGGCGAATCATCCGCAGATCGCGGCGAGGTGGCAGGCGGTGACGAAGGGGAAGCTTCCCAACCATGTGGGGGGGTCTTCGGAATCGAACGAGAGTAACAAGCCCGGAGTCCCGCGTCTGCCTCGGAAGTCTGCGGGGAAGAGGGATTTCGGTCCTTTGTCGCCGGGGCCCGTTGCGCGGCTGAAGCTCAGCAAGCGGGCTTCGGAGGCTGATGCGATGGCCGAAAAACCCCCGGAAGCCCATTCTAGAGGGGAAACGGGGAAGATGAGTCTCAGGTATCACGATGAAAGCCGGCTTCAGGGCCGGGATGTTACGGCCGCTGAAAGGAGCAGGTGAATGCCGATCAAACCGTATACGGTGTTTTATAACGTCCAGAACTATGGGACGCAGGCTGAATTCAAGTGGGCGGAAAAAGAACTGGTGACGGGGAAAGGCCTTGAAAAAAACAATGGTCTGAAAGCGGTGCCGGGGGAAGCGAAGCCTCTGATCACGAGCGAGCCCCAGTCGTGTACGTTCGTGACGATCGAAGCGGAAACGGAGCTGGAAGCGGCTGAGGCTGTGGCGACGTTTCTGACGCGGGGGATCACGAACCCTTCGAAAGCTGCTCCTGCGGTTGTGCAGCAGGGGACTGGTGGGGGGTTGACGAATAACAAGGTGCTTGCGTGTGTGAGCACGGCCCTCAAAGAAGAACTGGCGGTGCCGTAATGGCGATCGAAGCGTATCTGGTGGCGTTCGACATCCAGCAGGCAGCCTCCGGGTACAACATCCCGTTCCAGGAAAAACTGGGGGCGAAAGAAGAAGCTACGATCGCCGGCGCTGCCGAATTCGAAGGGACGGGGCTGACGACGGAAGCGGGGCTTCTGGCCCAGGTGGGGAGTAATGTGGCGACGGCGTACCTGGTTGAAGTGAAGGCGAGTAGTGCTGCGGAAGCTGTTGAAGTGGTCCGGTTGAAGTATGGGACGACTGCTGGGGGGTCGAGGGCTGTTGTGAAACCGAACAAAACGAACTTCCGGGTTGTTGTCTGATGACGGACTTCTGGGTCGTTTTCAACCGCAGGGAACAGTTTGGGAAACAGCCCGCGAACCAGTCGTTGGGCGAAGGCATCACGGTTGCCAAAGCGAAGGTGACGGGCACGGAACTTTCGCCCGCCTTCACGGGGCAGCCGGAAGACGCTGTTGTGATGAAGGTCGAAGGCGCGAACGCGATCAAAGATGCTGTGAGGGCGGTGGTGCGTTCCTATCCGGGGCTTGACTCTGGGGCGGTTCTGGCTGTGCTGGAAGGGAACATGAAAGAAATCTCCCCGTAATGCTTCAATCGTCTGCACGGAACCAGCAGTGCTGAAGATCGACCGGGGGAAGATCAGCAGCCTCCCGGCCGCCCAGCAGCAGGACGCCGCGCGTCTCCTGGAGGTTTTGGAGGCGAAATACGCGGAGAACCCGCTCCTCGGGTACGAGCCTCACCCGAAGCAGAAGATCTTCCATTCCTCAGTGCTGCCGTTGAAGGCGTTCCTCGGCGGGAACCGCTCCGGGAAGACTACTGCTGGGATCCTGGATGATCTGATTCAGTGTGTGGACGAGGACTGCCTCCCCGAACATCTACGTCCTTACAAGAAGTTTGATCCTCCGACCCATGTTCGGATTGTGGCTCCGGATTTTACGTCCACGATGGAGGGCGTGATCTTCCAGAAGCTAAGGGAGTGGGCCCCTAAGAGCCAGCTGCGGGGCGGAAGGTTCGACAAGGCCTACGACAAGAGCCTCCGCAAGCTGTCTTTCCAGAACGGGTCCACGATCGACTTCCTGACCTTCGAGCAGGATCTGGACAAGTTCGGGGGCGCAGCCAAGCACCGGATCCACTACGACGAGGAGCCCCCTTCCAACATTCGCAAAGAGGGTCTGATGCGCCTCATCGACTATGGCGGGGACGAGCTGTTCACGATGACCCCGCTGCATGGGATGTCTTGGATGTTCGATGAGATCTGGGAGCCTTGGACTAAGCGTAAGCTGGAGGACGGGATCGTGGTCCTGGTGGACATGGACGACAACCCGTATCTGGATGAGGTCACGAAGATCCGGGTTCTGAAGGGATTGTCCAAGGAGGAGCGGGACGCCCGGAAGTCCGGGAGGTTTGTCCATTTCGCGGGGATGATCTACGACGATTTCTCGAGGAACATGCACGTCATACCGGAGATCCGCGAGGTTCCTCCCGGCTCCCGCATATACGTTGGGATTGACCCCGGCATGCGTCATATGGCGGCTGTTGTCTGGACGTATCTGACGACCGAGGACACCCTCGTAGTCTTCGATGAGCTCGCGCTTGAGAAATACAACGTCAAGCAGACGTGCGACGCGATCAAGCTGATAAACGCGAAGTGGGGCCAGAAAGCCCCGGACGGGGCGATTATCAGCCTTCAGCCCGACCAGTACGTGATTGACCCCTCAGCGAGGAATATCGTCCACCAGACGGGGCGTAGCGACCAGATGGAGTACACGGACCAGGGGATTTTCACGATCTTGGGGCAGAACTCGGTGACGGCGGGGATCAGCGCGGTAAAGGTGCGCCTCGAAGCCCACAGGTTGCTCGTGACCGCGAACTGCCAGTCCCTGATAGATGAGTTCCGCAAGTACCGCTGGGCGACCCCTACGAGGACCGAGGACGATGCGAAGGAGAAGCCGGTGAAGACCGACGACCATCTCCTCGATGCCCTTCGTTATGTCGTAGCCAGTAGACCGTACACGTCCCCGGAGGAGCAGGGTTGGGTGCCGCAGAACGAATTCGACCTGAGAATGAAAGAAGAGATGACCGGGAAAAGCTACAGGCGGAAGAGGATACCTGCCGCCGGGAACATGGGAGGAATCTTCGCGTGACGATCAAACTTGCGAACACGCCGCAGTACTGTGCCGCGTGTTTCAACCAACAGCCGCAGCTCAGACACATTGACTTCGACGCGGCGCTCGATCGTGGCTACGGCAAACCCGAGGCCGTCCAGGTCACGATGGATGACGCGATCATCTGCGAGAACTGCGTCAAAGAGGCCGGCAGGCTCCTCGGGATGCTCGAGCAGAGCGCTTGGACGAAGGAGAAAGCGGACCTCGAGCGGAAACTCAGCATCCGTACAAAGGAACGCGACCAGTCAAGAAGGTATGCGGACACGATCGAGTCTGCGCTCTCTCACCGCCCTGAACCCGTACGGATCGACCACCGGAAAAAGCCCCGTCACATAAGAGAACAGGAACCCGCCTGATGGCCGAATCCGGGACAACCATCCTTACGCCCCTCGCCGTAAAAGTCACAACGGCTGGGACAGCTGTGCAGATCCCTACATCTGGCTCGTCCTTCGGCGCGAAGACGGTTTTGATCCAAGCGCTCTCCACAAACACAGAATCGGTGGTGATCGGGGATAAAAACGTGAAGGCGAAAGCCGGAGAACAGGCGACACCTGAACAGCGCGGCATCGAACTGAAACAATCGCAGAGCATCGCGATCGACGTGTGCGACGCGACTCAGATCTGGGTGGACGCTAGAACCAGCAAAGATGGTGTCGCCTACATGATCCTGCTCGCGTGAGCTACGTCAGCGAAGTCGAAGTAGACAAACCGCTTGTCTGGTATCGGATAGATGATGCCGGCAGCGAAACGGAAGGCGCAGCGGTCGATAAAGGCTCGCTGAAACAGAACGGCGTCTACCACGGGGTAGTAAAACTGGTGACGGGTGCGATATCGGGCGATACGGATAAGGCTGGCGAATTCCCGAATAACAGCGCGGATTACATCAGTGTTGCGAACGTGGCCGCACTTGCTGCGTTGACAGAAACCTTCACGTTTGAGATGTGGCTGTCACCAGCGGCTAAAGCCACTTTCTACGCTGCCTTCCAGAAAGGAAATACGGCGGAAGAAGAAGGTGAAGGCGTTAGCCTCGTGATGGACGCTACGTTGAAACTCATCGTCGTAGCGAAAGGTGCTACCCAGATCATAGCGCCAGCACTGACACTGGGGGCCTACTCACATGTTGTCCTGACTTATGGCACCGGGACACTAAAGCTTTACCGTAACGCGGTTCTCATTGGCGAAAAAGCGATGGCGGGACCGATCCCGACCTTTGCAGGACCGATTCGTATAGGTGGACGCCTTGCGACCAGCCAACCCTGGAATGGCCGCATAGATGAAGTTGCGGTTTACAGTACGGCGCTGAACCTCACACGCATTGAAGCGCACTATCTTGCCAGCAAAATCTCAGGCCTTACGGTGTTCGGGCACTCCTATGGCGAAGGAGCGATGCCGGAAAACGAAACGTTTCGGCAAACGAAACTTGTAGCAACGAAACTGGGCAAAGCCGAGGATAACAACGCGGTTGGTGGATCGTATCTTACCGTCGGCATACTGGCCGAAGGTCACCATCCGAAAGGTGGCTATTCAACTGTCCTGGAAAAATATGCGCCTTCCAAAGCGGCTTCTCCTTGGACCACTACGCTTTCTTATGTGTACCTGATATGGGGCATAAACGATTGGTGTTTCCTCGGGAAAGTGAACTTCCCTATCCTTTACCCGCCGTGTTTGGAACTGGTGATCAATCGTCTGCGGTGTAGTGCAATCTTTGAGGATACACACGCCTCTGTCACTTATCCTAAAAATAGTAAAGGCGAAAACCAATGGGCAGAAAAAGTTTTTGAAGTTGGACTCTTCTCTGGTACAACCATGCACTTCATGGTTGAAGAAGAAGCCGAACTCGAAATCAAAACACCCGCCACCTATGGTGGGCAGGCCATCACGATTGCGACTGTGGTATCACCGACCATCACGTCTGGCACGATGCTCGCCAAGAACGAAGCCGGTACGACCGTCAGCAACACACTGAATATTGGCACCCTTGGCAAAGCAACCATCTTTGGAGCTACCAAAATAGAAGGTAACACGGCGGTAGGAATCCGAATCCCGGCAGGAACTCTCTCGGCCGGGGCACAAACAATCAAAGTGGTCTACGCCGGCTGCCCTGCCGGACATACGGCAAATGTTTGGTTTGATTGGTGGGGTATCGAGGCGGAAAGTCCACCCATCATCCTCATAGAGAATGCCTTGCGTCTTACGGCTACGGGGTATGGTAATGAGGAAGGTGGCGAGAAAAACCGTGTCGAAGAACTCACCGATGCGGGTGTGAAACAGATCCAGGAAGTACAGACCGCAGTTGCAGCGAAATACAATAAAGTGTTTGTGGGGAACCCGGACCCGTCGATAAACAAGAATACGGCGGACTTTTTGGCGGAACAGGTCCATCCCAATGCGACCGGGGCAGCGATAATTGCGGGAGCTATGTTCGCATCCATTCCCGGAGAATCTTCTACTATGGTCGTTAGCGTCGGTCATAAACGACCCCACATACGATGAGAAACAAGTTCTGGCAGGAAGCCCTCGCGAAAGAGCGCGAGGAATGGGCGAAGGAACGCAAAGAACTCCTTGACCGTATCCAGTTCCCTGAGCGTAAACCTGTAGAGCCCGGAGAGATGGTCGTACATGAGCCTCCGAAAGACGAGGCCGAGTTGGCACACATAGGACAGGTTGTCCCCGATTTCGTCCAAGTAGGCGAGAATGGAGTAGAAGTAAATGGCGAATGAAAAATACTTCGTGTTCTTCAACGCTCAACAGGTCGGAGACGCAACGGCTGGATACGTCTGGGAAAACGAACCGAAAGGCGCGAACCTCGCCAAAGCGATCGGTCGTGGTCCGGTCGAACAGTTCAAGATGGTCGAAGTCTCCCCAACCGACCCAGCGAAAACCTTCAGCGCCGAAGAAGCAGTGAACGCTGTCCGTAAAGCCTACGGCGATGGCCAGGTGTCCGGTGCGATGAGGGTTGTGTTGTCCACCAACCTCGAAACGAAGACGGCTGTCTGATGCCAAACGTACCGGAACAACTCGGCCAGATCGTAGAATCGGCACTTGCTGATGGGAGCGTGACGACAGTGAAGATCGCATCAGAAGCCGTCACGACACCGAAGGCTAAACCAGGTGCAGAACCCGCTATGCCCGCAGAAGGCGAAGTCACGAAGGGTGCTGTGGGTGTCGGCAAACGCCAGACGTTCAGATATAAGGGTAGCGAAGTGGAAGAAGTTATCTTGCTACACGATCTGGAGACACAATGGGTAACGGCTGCGGTGTTTTCTGCTACGACTGGCCAGCTTTACCTGCCGGGGGTGGGATTCACGCTGAAAGTGATAAAATCGGGTGAAGTAAAGCTAGAAGTTGTTATTGCGGAAAAACCTTTCAAAAAAGCCGAAGAATCAGTCATCGTCCTCACTGCCTAAGTGTCGTTCATCAAGTATATCGGCCCCTCCACAGCATGAAAGGGGGTGATCCCCAATCTCCGAAACGTCTGTCCCTGCCTCTAACCAGCTGGACTATAAAGACCTTCGCTTGGCTCGCTTTCGTTCTCGGTCCCGACACTTGATGCAGCGGCCACATTCGCAGGACAGGGGTCGCTGAAACTGGCGATTGCCACGGCCCTTCGCCATCATGTCGTCCACGTTGTCTTGGGTGGTCCCGAGAAAGAGATGTGCGGGGTTGACGCAGTTCCGTACGTCGCAGCTATGGCAGACGCAGAGATCATCGGGGATTGGGCCATAGGCTAGTTCGTAGGAGTAGCGATGTGCCCCGAATTGTCTGCGGCGAATCGTGAAGTTCCCGTAGCCTCTGCTAGATAGCGCGCCCCGCCACAGCCAGCATCCATCTTTGATCTTGTGAACTTTCCGCCAGTATCGGTCCTCGGGGCTTCGCAGTTTGCGCACATAGCCGCTCTTGCGTGGGTAGATACCCTTGGGCATAAGGACATTGTACACGACTTTGAAAGGAGGTGATCTCACATGACAGCCACTATCCCCGTTCCCCCGTCGAATCAACTCGACTATAAAGATCAAACCGTGGCCGATCTTGACAAGCTTCTCAGCATGGCAAGGGGCGCCCGTAGTCGATTCGAACCGACATGGCACCTAAATTACGCCTATTACTTCGGGGAACAGTGGCTGTTCTGACTTCTGGAACCGTGGCCGCCTAGACAGACCTAGACTCGACCCCCACCGCGTAACCCTCACCGACAACCGGATCATCGGGATCGTCCGCACGGAGCTGGCGAAGATGACCAAGCAGAAGCCGGCGTTCCAGATCGTCCCGACCTCAAAGGACGAGGCGGATGTTCAGGCGGCGTTGATGGGCGAGAAGATCCTTGACTACCTCTGGCGCCAGCAGCATCTAAGGAACAAGCTCGTAGATGTGCTCCTATGGAGCCGTATCACGGGCACGGGGCTTTGGAAGATCGTCTGGGACAACGCGAAGGGCAAGAAGGTCCAGGTGCTCGCGGACAATGAAGGCAAGCCTGTCCTGCACGCGGAAACGGGCGCTCCGATGAAACCGGAGCAGCTGGAAGAAATCCCCGAGGGCGTCCAGGCCAAGACTATTGCCACTGGGGATGTTCTGGTTGAAACGGTCGCCCCGTTCGAATTCCTCGCGGATCCCATCGCCACCCGTCTTGAAGATGCGGAGTGGTGCATCCAGGAGAACGTGAAGTCCCAGGAATACGTCAAACAGCACTACGGGGTCATCGTCTCGACAGACACGGACATTGCTCCGGGGCCGACTGAAGCGAGGATGTTTCCGTCCTACCAGATGGGCGGCACCAGCAACTATAAGGGCGTGAAGCTCCACGAGTACTGGTGCAAGCCGAATGAAACCCACCCGGAAGGTCGCAGGGCGGTCTGGTGTAAGGGCAAAATCCTTTTCGAAGGGCCGAACCCCTACGGGACGCTCCCCTACGTGATGTTCACGGGTGTCCCCATCCCCGGCCGGTTCTGGCCCACATCGACGGTTGAGCAGCTCAGGAACCCGCAGACGGAGCTGAACAAGATCCGCTCCCAGATTTTGGAGTCCGCCCAGAGGACCGGGAACCCTGCGTTCATGTCCAGCCGCCAGGCCAACATCAGCTACTCCGGTGTCCCCGGAGAGCGGATCGACTACGACGACACGACTCAGAACGCGATACCAAGCTATCTCCAGGCGCCCCCGATGCCCGCCTACGTGATCCAGCAGCAGGAACGGATCGAACAGTCGATGCAGGACATCTCAGGGCAGCATGAGGTCTCAAACGCCCAGGTGCCCGCAGGCGTAAAGGCGGCCTCTGCGATCAATCTGCTCCAGGAAGCCGACGACACCCGTCTCGGACCGAGCATCTATGACATGGAGGAAAACCTCGGCGTAGCCGGATCCATGCTTCTGAAGCTCGTGGCGAAGTACTACACAGACGAACGGACCATCATGATCGCCGGTAAGGACCACCAGCTCGACAGCCTGATCTTCAAGGGCGCAGCCCTCAGGGAGAACACGGAGGTCGAAGTGCAGGCCGGATCCATGTTCCCGAAATCCAAGGCCGCGAAACAGGCCGCGATCCAAGACATTCTCAACCTGGTGTTCCAGTACGAGGGCCAGCAGCCCATGCCCAAGCGGATGCTCGCGAAGGTTCTTGAAGATTATGAGGCCGGGGCGCTGGCGAAACTGTTCGGGAACATCAACGAGGACGAGTCCCAGATCAACCGGGAGAATCAGGAAATCAGCACGGGTATCCCGGTGATGATCAACGCCTACGACAACCACGAGGCGCACGTCGAAGGGCACGAGGAATTCCAGAAGGGGCCGACGTACAAGCAGCTCGGTCCGCAGATCGGCCAGATCATGGAAAACCACGTGAATGAACACCGGCAGCAGTTGATGGCGGCGATGGCCCCGATGGTCCAACAGCCCCAAGCACCAGGCGCTTCAAACGGAGCGCCATCACCGACCCCAGCAGGAGGAGCAAATGGCCAGCGCACATGAGGAGGCGATCGCTCTCATGGAGCGCGCCAAGAAAGAAATCGAACGAGGCAGGGGCCTCGGCGGCGAGATCTCCCAGTCTCCCGGCATGCAGGAGGCCCGCATGTCCGCCGAGCAGGGACACGACGGGGGAGCCGGGAACAAGCTCTCCAACCGTCCCCAGGGCGACATGGGCAACAAGCCCGATAGGCCCGCTGACAGCGCCGAGAACAGCAAGGGCGACCAGAACCTCTCAGGACACGGCCCAGTGCCCTCAGGGGGCAACAGGCGGTCCGCTAAACCCGCCCCACACGCCGTCTCGGGCGTCCTGAGCGACATCCGCCGCCAGGCTGCGATAAAGGAGCTCGAGAAGGAGCGCTCGAGCGCTGGGAATGCGGTGTCCAACACTCCGGGGCCTGCTCCTGAGGGCGAGGGCAAAGTCGGGGACGTGCGTCCTCCCGCGAAGGCTCCCCCGGACAAGAACAAGAAAGCCGAATTCGAGGGTGTCCCGCCGTTCGCGAAAGAGGGTCTGGGCGGGGACGGCTGGGGCAAAGCCGCTCAGAAGGCCCGCGAGATGTACGCCGCCAAGAAGTGATGCTGTACGTCGCCGGAGAAAACCGCAACAGCCAGTGTGCCAAGGTCCTCTTGGCTGCTATTGAGAACTGCGAGACGGCGTGGGCGAACGACCGTGCCTTCAGGGACGTGTTGTTCAAGCTGGACCGGGTGGAGCAGGAACTCGAAGTTCTCTGCGCTTCGCCGGGGCAGCGTGAGGCACGCAGGGCTTCGGGGCCTCTTCCGTCCGGTCAGATTCCGAAAGAGCGGTCTGAGATAGGTGGCTGAGGCCCAGACCTTCCTCTCGGCGGTCAAGACGATAGCCGCGACGAACACGGCCGAAAAGCTCACGACCACCAGCCAGATCATCACGGGGATGGTCGTCCGGGCGAACAAAGCGAACGCTGCGAACGTGTTCGTGGGGCCTGTGACCGTCAGTGCTGCTTCTTATGCGCTCGAACCTGGCGAAAGCCTCCAGTTCGACGTGATCGACCCTGTGAGGTTCTACGTGTACGGGAAAGAAAACGACACCCTCAGCTATTTCGGGTTGATCCCGTGAGCGTCGTAGAGCGCACCCGCATGAGCACGGGGTCTGGGGAAGCCGGTCCCCCCGGCCCTCAGGGCGAAAAGGGCGAATTCAACTTCCGTGGCGCATGGAAAGCCGCGACTGCCTATCTGAAAGGCGATGCGGTCGAATCCAAAGGCTCGACCTACGCCTGCATCAAAGCCATGAGCGTGGGCGAAGACGTGGAACCCCCGAACGCGACTTTCTGGGCGCTGGTCGCAAAAGAAGGAAAAGAAGGGCCAGCTGGCGCCGCGGGCGAAAAAGGCGAAAAAGGAACCACTGGAGAAAAAGGCGAAAAAGGGACTACGGGAGAAACGGGTCCTGCGGGTGCTCCGAAAACCGCGAAAGAACCACCGCTTGAAATCACAGGCAGCGAAATCACGATCAAAGCGGAAGGCATCACCAACGCCCTCGTCAAAGCCAAAAGCCTCGAAGGAAACCGCCTCGCGAAAGAAACGCTCGGTAACGAAGAAATTCAGACCAACGCGATCGACGCGCGTACGATCACGGCCGGTGCGGTAACAGAAGCGAAGATCGGGGCAGAAGCGGTCTCGGAAGGCAAGATCAAAGGCGAAGCCGTAACGGCGGGGAAGATCGCCACCGATGCGGTGACGGCAGTCAAGATCAAAGAAGAATCCGTCACGGCAGCCAAGATTGCTACGGGGGCGGTTACGGAAACCAAGCTCGGTGCCGAAGCAGTAGCTGAAGCCAAGATCAAAAACGAAGCGGTGACCGCTGCGAAGATCGCCACGGGAGCGGTGACCGAAACGAAGCTTGGCGCGGAATCGGTTTCGATCGCGAAGATCAAAGAAGAAGCGGTCCAAACCAACAAGATCAAAACGGAAGCCGTAACATCCCCGAAGATCGCGACCGGGGCCGTAACAGAATCGAAGCTTGGTGAAGCAGCCGTGACGAACCTGATCGTCAAAAAAGAAAGCCTCGGCGGCGACCGGCTAACGAAAGAAACGCTCAAAAGCGAACAGGTCGAACTACACGGCCTGACCGTGGACCGTCTCAAAGAAGCGGAACTGACGAACGCCTATATCAAACCGGCCGCAGCAATCGAAGAATCCAAGCTATCCCTTCCCGGTGTCGTTCATATCGCCGGAACCGAGACGATCACGGGGCTAAAGACGTTCACCGAAACGGTGACGGCGACAGGGGTGGGGGGATCTAGCTCCGGCATTTGTATAAAAGCTGGACCTGCCGAACCCGTATCGACCGCCTCGAACATTAACGCGCTTCAGTTTGTACCGACCTACACCCTTACGGCGGCGGGCCTAAACGCCACGATATTCGCACAGGCTGGCGAACTGACCTTTGAAGGGGCACCGGGAGTAGAAGGGCCGGTCACGCTGGTGAGAAGTAAAGTAGTGGTGAAAACAACTGCTGGCGTCAACTCGGCGCAGGCAAGGATATTCAACGTCACCGCGAGTTTTCGCCCGCCCGCAAGTACGTCCGGGTGGGGTGCGACCGGGATCTTTTGGAAACCGGAACTACGTACCGAAGAAAATGCGACAGGTGCCGGTTTCACGGTGATCGAAGCGGCGCCAACCTGCAAAACGGCGAAAACGGGCTGTGCCTACGAATTCCACCGCGGCCTATTGATGAAGGACGTGAACAATACGGGCGTGTTCACAACCGCCGTGGCTGTGGACGTGGAAGATCTGAAAAACTCTGGAACGAACTACAGCCTCCGCAGTACGGGCAAAGCGGTCAAACTGCTCCATGAAGGCCCGGTCGAACTTGGCGAAACCCTGAAAGTCACGGGCGCCTCGACACTCGCTGAAGTCAAAGGCACCGCAGGCGTATTCTCGACGACACTCAAAGTCAAAGAAACCCTGACGGCGGAAGGCGCGGCTACCGTAGCAAAAACCCTCAAAGTCACGGAACTTACGACGGCTACGGGTGGCCTAACGGTAGAAGGCACACTCACCCTTCCGACCGAATCCATCACCGAAGCGGCGACCAAAAAAGAATCGATCTCCAAAGAAAAGCTCACGAAAGCCGCCCAAGAAGAATTGATGGTCGTATCAGCACCGTCGGCATTGGGGGCCTACACGAGCGCTAAAATAGAAACAGAGCCTAAAGCCACCCTCATAACGCTGGTGATTACGCTCAAAGCCGAAGCGGCAGCGGGAACAGTCAAACTGGTCAACTCTGCCGTGGAACAGGTCTACAAATGGGACGGGATCGCATTGGGCGCCCAGAAAGTGCCGCTCACCTTCATGGTCAAAAAAGCCGGCGAATGGAAAGCAACATTGGAAGGCGCCATCGAAAAAGCCGAAGTATCGCGTGTAACGATAGGGTCCGTGTAATGGCTAACGTCACGATCGTGATCCCCGAAGCCCAAGTCACCCGCGTCAAAAAAGCCTTGATCGCCTTTACCGGGCTACCGGAAGAATCAACTGCGAAACAGCTCGCGACAGCCGCCCTGAAGCAGGTGGTCGTGTCCGCTGAGCGCCAGTATCCGGTCGCACCCCCGGAACTGGAATAAGACTTCGCATGCGCTAAAGCGCATCAGAAGGCACCATAAACGAAGCGCCAGGGGCAGCCCAGGGCCTAACGGTACAGGCATCTGTTACAGCGCAAGGAGGAAACATGGCCGACGACGTACAGCCCCAAGAGGGCCAGGGCGACGAGACCACAGGGATCTTCGATCCCTACATCCAAGCCGTCCCCGAGGAGCACCGCGAGGCAGTTGCGGGCTACCTCAAAGACGCCGAGAAGAACGTCAACGGCCGCCTACAGGAGGCAGCCGACCTCGAGAAGCGGTTCGGGTCCTTCAAAGACATAGACCTGACCGCCTATGACCCCGAGGGCCTTTCCCAGCTGATCGCATGGCACCAGCAGATCTCCCAGGACGAGAACACGTTCAAGGAGTGGGTGGCAGCAACAGCCCAGGAAATGGGCCTCACCCCAAAAGAAGAGGACGAACTCGCAGAGCAAGTCGAAGACGGCGAGCTCACGCGAGAGCAGATCCAGCAGATGATCCAAGACGCTGCCTCGGAGCGGATGAACCCGGTCCAGGAGCAGCTGACGAACATCGAACAGGAGAAAGCGATCGACCTCGAAGAGCACGCCATCGGAAAAGCCTTCGAAGAGCTCCAGAAAGAGCACAGCCTGGACCTCTCCAAAGAGCAGAGGGAAACGATCCTTCGACTCGGTGCGGATTATGCGTACAACGAGAAGGGCGAAGACCTCCCGATGGGCGACGCATCATGGGTCAAACAGGGTTTCGAGGACCTACAGAAGCTCCTAGCCGGGGCACAACGGGACTTCATCAACGAGAAGTCCGGTGCGCCTCAGGGAGCGTTGTCTGCGGGTGGTGTTCCTCAGAGCAAGCCGATCACGTCCTTCGAGGACGCGAACGCGGCGATGCGGGAACGGCTGCGTCAGCAGACCTAAACCAAAGGAGCCCAAGTGGCCACGCAGACTCTGGCATCCTTCGATGCCGCACTAAAGGACCTCTATGTGGGTCCGATTGTCGAGCAGCTGAACCAGAAGACGTACCTCCTCGACCAGATCGAGCGGGACGCCGACCACATCGACCACACCGGCCGACGAGCAGTCATCCCCCTCCACAAGAACCGCAACCGTGGACGGAAATCCATCGCAGACGGAGGCACCCTCCCCTCAGCAGGGGCCCAGGTGTACCTGGACGCGATCGTCCCCCTCAGGTACCACACCTACGGCATCGAGCTCACCGACCAGGTGATCGAGGCTTCCAAGACGAACGAGGGCGCTTTCGTGTCCGCGATCGAAGTGGAGTCCAAGGGTGTCGCGGTGGACATGCGCAAGGACGTGAACCGGCAGGCGTTCGGGCGTGGAAATGGTGCCCTGACAGAAAAACCGTCGGCAACGGTCGGTGTCGCAGAAAAATCAAAAGAATTCACGGTCAAAGTTCTGACCGCGAACGACATGCAGTACATCCATGTTGGCGACATCGTGGATGTGCTGAAGGAAGCGACCGGGGAAGTGGGTAGCGGCTGGGAAAGTGCAGAAGTCACCGAAGTCAAAGAAAAAGAATTCATCGTTTCCAAGAAAAATGCAATAACGGAAACGGCGGCTTCGGAATACACCGTATACATCTCCGGGAACCGCAACCAGGAGATGGACGGGCTCCGCAACATCACCGAAAACGAACGGGTGCTGCACTCGGTGAACTCGGCTACGGCCGGGAACGCTTTCTGGAAAGGCAACACCGTTCTCGCAGGAACTTCCCTCACCGCTACAGCAGTCGCGGGGGAGAGCCTGTTCGAGCAGCTCGCGGACAACGTAGGGGCCCAGGGCAACGGGGACGTGGAGGTCTTCCTCACGACAAGAGGAATCCGCAGAAGGCTCGCTGACTCCTACCAGTCCCAGAAGCGGTTCAACGACGCCAAAGCAGTCGATGTTCACGGCGGCTACTCGGCGATCATGGTCAACGAGATCCCCGTCGTAGCAGACGACGACGCACCCAAGGGGTACGCCTTTGGCTTCAACAAGTCCGCGTTGAAGTGGTTTGAGCAGACCAAGCCCGGATGGCTGGAACGCGAGAACGGCGGGATCTTCCACCTGAAGACCGCAGGGACCGGGACGTACGCCGCTGTTTGGCAGGCCTGGTTCCGTTGGTACGCGGCGCTCGGCTGCACGGCTCCAAACAGAACGGGGCGAATTGAAAACTGTACCGACGATAAACCGCTTCTGTCCTAAAACAGAGTTGCGGGTTCTTCTCGCCACTTAGCAATTTCGCGTTGGTCTTGGGCGATCTTGGCTAGATTACATTCGGGGTGTGTAACCCGAACGTTCTCATAGCTATGGTCGCCCGGACCAAGCGGAATGATGTGATCTAGGTGCCAGTTGTCGGGATCCACGGCCTTGCCGCAGATCCCACAAATACCTTTGTCTCGGGAGAATACGCGAGCACGGCTTATGTCTTCCACGAAGGCTGATCGCTTGCGCGCACGACGGCGACCATTTTCGCGGAAGCCGATGGCTTGTCCTTTGGGTGTAGCTGCCCACTTGGTTTTGTAAGCCGCATTTCGTTTGAGGATTTCCTCTCGTTTACGCTTGTAACGGGCGGCTTCTCGTTCTGAGATCTGCTTTTTGTGCGCTAGGTAGTAAGCGGCTAGATAGGTCTTGCGGTGCTGATCGCCGTCTGTGTATTTGCGGCGATTGTGGCCGTGGATGTAGTCCATTCGCTCGCCCTTGACTGAGCCGTATGTACGGTTCGTCTTACGATGAACTGGCGTTTCTTGACCGCAACCGCATTGACAAAAGCCGTGAGGAATCTCCATGGCTTATCAATTGTACCATGATAAGGAGCCGCAATGGCACAAGAAAACATCGCAGCGGTCAAACCGCTCTTCAGTGAGAAGATCGGGGCGCGACTGCTTGTCGTAGGGGAAGTCGAATTCCCCGCGAAATACAAAACCGAAGGCTGCGAAATCAGCACGAAACAGCTGGAAGAACTCGGCCTGACGCTGGCCCAGGTGGACTGTGGCTGGATCGTCACGTCAGGGCTGGTCGCGAAAAACGCTGCATACCCGATCGTCCAGCTCAACATCACGAACGCGGGCGGTACGAAAAGCGAAGCCCAGGCTGTGAAGGTCCAGGCCTACGAATCGATCACGACCGCGAACAACAAAGAGGTGGCCTCCGAATCGGAATTGCCGAAAAAATGCACCCTGACGGTGGCTCTGATCGGCAAATAGATGGACCTTCAGCCTGCCAGTATCGCCCAGGTCCGCCAGGGCAAACACCGCCGTATCACGGTGGAGGCGGACGTGGGCAACGTCGTCAAGCAGATCCGCGAGATCGATCCGAGACTGGGGGTTATCTGGGATGATGATGGGGAGTTCTTTGCGGTGGTGGAACAGGACGGGCCAAGACAACGGCTCGTCCTCACCGCCCTCGAGCTCGACCACAGGGTCCTGGAGCGTCTCAGGGAGATCTCCAGCCCGGACTACGACTATGTGGCTGAGATGGACCGTATGGATGCTGTGGCGGACCGGGAGAAGGACCACCGCTTCAGTGAGGAAGTGGGCGAGAACGCGGAACTCATGGCCCATGCCCTGAGGAAGGATCTGTCCTACCAGGGGAAAATCTTCGTGCCTGACTGGATGAACCGTTGCTAGAAACTTTCGTAGAACTGGTCAACGAGTGTCTCAACTATGGGTTCGCGGATGGCCCGCAGGTCAACCGTAAACGCTTCGAACAGTGGATCAACGAAGGCCAGTTCCAGATCGCCCGTGAGGTCGAGGCTGCTGAATTCCAGGAAACCGAAGTCATCACCCTCAAACAGGGGAAATTCAAGTACACGCTCCCTGAAGACTTCCTGAGGGTGCAGGACATCTACTACCCGGAACTCGTCTGCCGGCTCAAGCCATTGGATCTCCAGCAGTTTGACGCTACGGCTCCGGCGAAGTTCGAAGGGCCACCGGAGAACTACACGATCTACGCGGATGAACTGTGGGTGTTCCCAACGCCGAACAACTCGACGGACACCCTGGAACTCCGGTATATCAAGAACGCTCCGGCGCTCGTCTCGGAAAACGACATCCCGCTACTGGATAGGAACTACCTCCAGCTGCTGGTTGAGTGGGCGCTGATGCGGGCATTTATGGCCGAGGATGACGTGGAAGCCTCCCAGGCCCACAAAAACCTGTACCGGGAAATGCTGGATGCTTACGCCACTGATAAGCAATGGAGGACGGTGGATCGGCCGAGGGTGTTGGAAGGATCCTGGACAGGTTCTGGATTCGGGGGCAGAGTAATTTGAGGCCTCCCCAGTACGGTGAGGGGCTTGCCGAGGAACACTGCGCGAACTGCCGGTTCTACGAGAAGACCTCTAAGCGCGGCGGTCAATGCACGAAGTACGACGTGGCCGTAGGCTGGGACATGTGGTGCAGCTCGTGGGCATCGAAGGACGCGGGGCAGGCCGCGAAGGATCTTTGGAAACAGCATCGTAAGGCGCTCGCAAGCGCGAAGGAGGGCTAAGTGGCCTACGAAGGTTTCGCCAAGCTCGAGGGCAAGCTGGCGGGCAAACCGGGAGTCACGAATCCCGGAGCGCTCGCTGCTTCCATAGGGCGCAAAAAGTACGGGAGCAAGACGTTCAACAAGGCTTCAGCCAGCCATACGTCCCTCAGGAAGGCGGCTGCTGCCAAAGCCGTCCGGAAGTAGATGCGCGGGACTCCGTTCCTCATGTCCGGCTGGACGAACGGGCTGAACACCATCAGCAATCCGTACCTTGTCGAGCAGAACGAGTCCCGGGACTGCCTCAACGTCGTATCGACCGAGCGCGGCGCGATCCGCAAGCGTTATGGGTCCGAACAGTTCCTCAAAGGCGCAGAACTCGCCAAGGTTTCCGCCGTCACCCTGACAACAATGTTCCCGTGTCTCATCAGCGGGACACGGTATCTGATCGTGGCGGGCGGCGGGAAGATCTGGTCGGTCACGATGGCCGGTGTCGTGGCGGAAATCGGCAAAGGCTTCAATGCAACCGCCCGCTGGTCGATAGTGCAGGCCCCCAAATCAACAGCAGTTGGCTCTCAGGGTCCGATCTACCTGGTCAACGGGGTGGATGCGCCCCAGACTTGGACGGGGACGGGGGAAGTCAAAGAATGGAAAGGGCTGGGGTCTGCGCAGAAACCCAAAGACGGGGAAGTCGTTGCCCACACGAACCTGTTGAAGTCAACGGAAGCGAAATTCTTCGAATCGGACATCGGCCTGTGGGTCGAATTCGCCGCCGAACAGACCGTGCTGGGGGAAGGCGGGACGGAAGTCAAAATCAAGCGGGCAGAGATCGAAGCTATCACGCCCACCCACGAAGCTGTCCTTGCGTTGCCGGGGGAAAACGGGTGGAAGGAAACGAAAGCCACCCTCGAATTCACGTTGGAACGGAACTTCTACGAAAAAGGCGAACACGTCCCGAACGGCCAGTACATGATCTTCTTCGGGAACCGGATCTGGATGACGGGGATCAAAGAAGACCAGTCTGCGGTCTGGTTCACCGAACTCACCAGTATCGGGGAAGGGGGCGCCCAAGCCGACCCCAGCCAGTGGCCGAACACGAACGTCGTGCGCTTCGACGCCTCCGACGAAAACCCGATCATGGCGATAGGCCACGTTGGTCCGTACATCCTGATTTTCAAGGAGGAAAAGTTGTGGGCGATCCACGACATCAACACCGGGGCCAACCGCAGGATCAGCACCAGCATCGGGTGTATCGCGCACCGTAGCGTTGTCGAGAGCCCGCACGGCACGTTCTTCCTGACGAAGGACTCCGGGGTCTACCTGACCAACGGTTCTGCGGTCACGGAGATGTCCTATCTGGTGCGTCCGACGATCCTTGGTCTGAACCCGGCGCAACGGGAAAACGTGGCGGGGGTGTATTTCGACAACCACTACTACGTTTCCTTCGCCTCAGCGACGAGCACGGAAAACAACAAAACGCTCGACTATGATCTAGTCCTGAAATCCTGGTGGCTGCATGACCTTGCGGGACCCTGCTGGGCGCTACAGGAGCCCTCATCTGGCAAGGAGACGTTATTCCTTCTTCCTAAGGGGTCTGGGAAGGGGATAGCGGAAGCGTTCAAGGAAGGCATCTACACCGACCTCGGCTCCAACTATGCGGGGAACGGTCTGATGGGCGCGTATTTCCTGACGAACTGGGAATCGTTCGCCTACTACATTTTCCGCCACCGGGTTCACGCACCGTTCTTGAAGAAGCGGATCCGTCAGATCTTCTTCAACGGGGAAGGTCAGATCGTGCCGGCGGTGTTCAAGGACTTTACGCAGTCGGAAACCCAGCTCGCGGCGGTAGTCGGGAACGAAGAACAGTACAACGTGAAAGTTCCTACGAATTTCGCCTCGGGGGCTGAATCGTGGGCGGAAGGCGAAGGCAGGTGGGCGAAAGAAGTCGAAGGCACCGAAGCGACCTGGGGCGGCGAAACTGAAGTTGGCCAAGCTCGCATCTACAGTCCGGGTGTCGCGTTCAACTGGAGCGTGGGCTGGGGGAACAACAGCGCGGAACCCTTCGTTGTAGATTCGTTCACGTATTTCGCCCAGTTCCGGAAGTCCTGAGGAGGCTTAGATGACAAGCATCAGTCTTGAAGTCCCGATAGTCGGCCAGAAAAACACCAGCGAGGAGCCGAAGGTCGGCAACTCGATCAAAAAAACCGAAGAATTCATCAACGGGGCGAACCTCGACGGCACCACGAACATCAAAGCCGAAGGGATCGCCGAAGCGAACCTCGCAGCTGCTGTCGTCACGAAGCTGAACCAGAAATCCTCGGGGCTGGAACTCAAAAAACAGGCCGGGTCCGCAACGGGAGAATCCGGGATCCTGTACCTGATGGAAACGAACGCTGCGACGCTGACGCTCACGGCTACGGCCACGGCCAGCAAGCAGGTAGGAATCATCTGCAACAACGGGATAGAATCGGTCAAACTGAAAGCTGGGGTTGGGGCGAAAATCTTCGGGGATTTCGTCCTTAGTACGGGTGCCGGGGAAGTGACGGTCCGTGAAAATCAGCATCTGATCGTGGAGGCCGATGGGACGAACTGGCGGATCATCGCGGGCGAACCGACGAACA